TTAGAACTTAAAGCTCCCCCTAATGAACCTCCAACCATTCCTCCAATAGGCCCACCAAACATAGAACCTGCTACTGTTCCTACAATAGGTAATAGCATCTTAGCTGGTTTTCTAATTGTTTTTTCTAACTTTCTAAAAAATCCTCCCATTGATTAACTCCCTGGCATCATTTCTGCCATATCTCTTAAACTCATGTAGGAAGGCATCACTTTACCTCCTCCTGCATATCCATACTGAGGAGCGTTATAATTATATTGAGGTGCTGCATTTCGTTGAGGATATCCACCATAATTATACTGTTGATAAGGAGATTGTTGAGGAGGCATCATTTGTGCCATTTGACGATCTGCTCTTCCTCCTACATTCCTTGCTACTCCTTCCGGACTCATATTCATCATTTCTCCCGCAGAAGGAAGCTGATAATTAGCTCCTAAAGACTGATTTGCTTTGTTAATACCTTTATTCACAAATCCTTCTGCTATTTGACCAAATGACTTACCTTTCATACTATCAGGCATATATTTGGACATGGCACCCGTTAATGTCTGGCTTAAACTAGGTCTTGCGGGAGCACCATAAGAAGAACCATAACCATAAGGTGAATAACCAGTAGGTGCTTGTTGATAAGAGGAATAAGAAGCCGGTGCTTGCTGATATGAACCATATTGAGAACTTCCTTGGTTATAACCTTGCTGTGCATTCGGATCATAATATTGAGAACTTTGATCATAACCAGATTGAGTACCTTGGCTATATGGATCATAAGCACTTTGACCGTATTGAGAACTTTGACCATATGGATCGTAAGGATTTTGACCATATTGTTGACTATAGGGTTGACCATATGGATCTTCAGCATATTCAGGGCCTGCTACCATATTCCCTAACGCAGATCCAAATTGTGCTCCCTGATCACCACCCATAGCTTTACCTAACATACGGCCAGCACTAGGCGCTAAAGATTTCATGATTTTTGAAAACATTCGGTTACCCTCTCAAGCAAAATTTGACATACATTTAAACACATCCAATGCCCATTTAAACTTGTCATCGTATAAATTTGTACTGGGTGCACCGTTTATTAAGAAACTAGATTGTTGTATTAAGGTATTACCCCATTCTTTCCATTTATCTTCATCCAATAAAATTGGAATATTGTCAGTTGGAAAGTCAACAATTAATGATGCAACCCATTGCTTTAGGGTAACCATAGTAGGTTGCATCATTGCCTAGCATCTCCCACCTTAATAACTAATAGAATTAGTCCTAGATGGAAAAACCCTCCTATTGTATTACTTTCAAATCTAATAGTCATCTCTCTGCGTTGTGTTTCTACATCTAATTTTTCTTGCATATCCGTTAATGTATAAGTATCTGAAACCACAGCAGAACGAGGATAATCTCTTCCATTAATCGTTATCATCAGATCGCCTGATTGAATAATATCCGGCTCCATCCGATAGAGATAAGACCAGCGATCGATTCCTTGGAAATTCCCTGATAAATCAAAAGCAGGAAAAGAAAAATAACTACTCTCTATATAAGATTGAATAGCGGTTGCCGTATTCCCAACTATTTTATCAAAACCATTTTCATGCACCCAGACACTATAATTTCCACCACCATCTGGCGTATTATCCACCCAAACAGGAAATTGAAATAAATCTGATGAATAACCACAACCTCTTGTAATATTACCCGTGTCATACCAATCTTGACTTTTAACATTATAAATAATCACTGAATCGCATTCTGTACTATTCCCAGATGGATAATGCCACCAAATCTCATCAAATCTAGAATTTTTAGTTGCCCATACTTTTTGACGTTGTGAGAAATTTAAATTATCAAAAAAATATAAAGAATTACGACTATTCGGTAGAGGTAGAACCGTTCCACTGTACAAATAAAACTTATTATTCCCAATCCAATAATAAGTTCCGTCATATTCAATGATAGAACGACTAGATAAAACTGAAATACTGCTAGAAATAGTATCAAATGCAAATAATAGAGGAGACCCAACAAATGTCATTCTAATTAATGAGTCTAAACTCCATAAAAGACCCGCTGGACTTGAATTACCACCGCGAACAGGTAATCCAAAAACAATTTTGTTAGCCGTTACACGGGCATTTTCTATTAATAATGTGGTTGGATCGTTGGCATTAGAAATACTAACCGTCCCACTGTTTCCAAACATAATCAAATAAGGATGTAGCGCAACAATTCCACCAGATACTGACTGACCTGTTTCAATTAAAGGAGAGTTATCTAACGCATTACCATAATAGATAGGAGATTCAATAGGACTATCAATAGCATTTAAATTAGAACTTGCATAGGCTATTAAAACAGATGCATTGCTGACATCTGAATACATTAAATCAAATGACCAAAGATTATTGAGATTTGAATTAAAAAGTACAGGCGTTCTATCGATTAAACCACTAATGGCTTGACCATCATTATTCATGGTGTAATACTTTAAAAACTGAAAATCTCCAATATAAACATTAATATTGGGAGAATTTAAAACAAAAAATGTTCCGCGTGGAACATTCGGAGTGGTAATAGATTGGATATATCCTCCCATCTTCCTTGGAACTCCATTGTACATCCTACACCACTGACCATATATCCAGCTTCTACTAGAAAATTGAGTTCCATCTCTTTGGATACCTGGAAGTATGGCCAACGGGAATATTTTAAAAGAGGAAGGAGTAGACATTAAGCCATACTCCGCGTTTCAGTCCTATCAGTACTTCTTTGTAAGTCTTTTGTAGAAAGACTTTGGATCCCTTCTTGATACTTTGATTTCCAAAGATCTACTCTCTCATCTACTTTCAAATAAGGCATCGCTTCTAATAATGTCCCATATAACAATACATCTGGAGCATAGTTAGTAAGAAAGTTAGTTTGATTATTAATGCTAATCATTACTGGTAAGCCAAGATAAGAAAGTTCAAAGGGATAATCTTGATTTGGAGTAGGCGATATTAAAAAATGTTGTAAATCATAATCGGCATAATAAATAGGAGGATTCACTGTAGCATCGGGAGAATATAGCCTGCAAAATTCATAAGATTTCAATAATAGAAAATTATTTTGTGTCCCATCAAAATAGGCCAAAGAAACAAAATTCTTCCAATCCGTAGGTTTTACATAAGTACTTAACCCAGATTGAAAAGTATCTTTTACAAATCGAACAAATAATAAATCTCTTGCTTCTCTAAAAATTCTTAATTGAGCTTGGTAAATAAAATAAGGAATTTGAACAATAAAAGTTGTACTATTCCTGTCCGCATAACTTTGAATTTGGTTAACAAGAGAATTAAAAGTCATGAATACAGTGCTCATCATCTTTCCTTTATGAAGTTGATGTGGTTAAAGAGAAAATTTCTACACTAGCAATCCAATTAATAGTCTTTCCTGCTATTCCATTAACGATAATATTTATAATTGGAAACCCAAGATGCCATGCGGCTGTTAATGCAGAAGCGCCACTGGTATGATTTAAAGTAATAGTAGGCGCTGTTCCTATAGCAGTATTATTGATTCCATTATAATAAGCGCCAAAAACGGTTGGAGTAGCCGTATAAGCGGCATTAGTTCCATCTGTAAAAAAAGCTAATATTTCTACCCTCATTAAAACAGCTGTATGAGGAATTGTATTTGGAATATCCCAAATAAATAAATTTTGATTAGAAGCATCTGTTGTTTGAATGGCAAATTGTATTTTGACAACATCAGAACCTGTAAAATTTCCAAATGAACTTTCAACTAATTTTAATTGAAACGCAAAGTTAGGGTTTGGATTTCCAATGGAAATATTATCACTAACTAAATTTCCTCCTTGTGCTTGATTAATTTTTCCTGAAAAACTTCCAACGACAAATCCATTTGGCGCCTGAATTGCTGATATAGCATTAACTGTCCCTCCCGTATAAGCATTAATCCTGGTAATATACCCATTACTTTGTTCATCGGGAACAAGATAAATATATTGTCCATCATAGACACCGCCATTAAATCTAACATTATTTGCATTAATCGTTGCTGTATCAAAAGTAGAATATGAAGTTGGTACTGTAAATATTTGAGTTACATCGTATCTAGCGATAAGACCATTATCTCCAATATTATTTTCATTTGGAATAAAATAGATATATTTATTATCAAATACAGCGCCATTAAATCCAACACAAAGCGCACTAACGTTAATTCCAATATCATATTCTAAATAAGAATTTTCATTGTCAAACGGTTGAGTGGTATCATATCTCATGATTAATCCATTTTGAGTATGACTATCTATGTCAAATTGTGGAACAAAATATATAAAAGTACCATCAAATACAGCACCATAATAACCTCCCGCACTTGGATCTATATTTGAAATAACATCAAAGGCAACATAAGAACCAACATTAGTGAATGGTAAAGTGGTATCATATTGAACAATAAATCCTGTGTTAGATGCTGTTTGAAATTCTCCCGGAACGAAATAAACATATCTTCCATCATAAACTCCACCTGCAAACGCATAACAATTAGCATTAATTGTCTGCATATCAAACACTTCATACGAATTAACATTTGAAAATCCTAACCCTGATTGAGTATCATATCGAGTAATTTGTCCTTGAAATGCAAATCCTACTTTAGATTGTGGGACAAGATATATATATCTACTATCAAATACTGCCCCAATAAATCCAACACTTTTAGCACTAACTGCTGTCATATCAAAAATTTCATAAGAACCAGGATTTGTAAATCCTAATCCTGATTGAGTATCATATCTTACAAATAATCCCATAACCCCTAATTGATTTATATAAGGAGCTAGATAAATATATCTTCCATCATAAACTCCACCTGCAAATCCATTGGCAAATAAATTAATTAATGATATTTCAAACACTTCATACGAACCAACATTCTTAAATCCTAACCGTGATTGAGTATCGTATCGAGTGAATTTTGCAAGTGGGTCGATTTGACCAGGAATGAGATATACATATCTTCCATCAAATAAACCACCTACAAATTGATAACCTAATCCAGCAGTTTGTAAATCAAATGCAAGCGCCGTAGTAGCGCTCATAGTCAGATTCGTTCCAACTGAACCTCCTCCAAATCCTCCCTGGTTATATCCTGTACTCACTTGTGATAATTGATTATTGTAAGTAGGAGCTAATAGATTTCCGGATGGAATTATAATCCCAGGATTAGATTGAAACGTTACACCATCTAAACACCAATTAAAAGTCATAGTGTCTTCATTGAAAACCTGCATTCCATAAGAAGGAATCAAATTATCAATTTCAGCTTGTGTTAATCTAAAATGTAATAATGCTGCATCAGAAGATTGTAATTCAATTCCAGCAGAAACCGTTTGTCCACTAGAATTTTTTGTAAAAATACCTAATGTATCTGGCCCACCATTTTTAACAGGCGCAACGCTTGAGAATAAAAGTGGTAAAGTAGTAATCGTCACACGTTTTAATCCTGGAAATGAATATTATTTAAAGCAATAATAGCTTGAGGCCAGGGTAAAGCATTCGGTCTTGGAACATCCTGAATGAAATAACTTCCTTGACCAGTTCTAGTAGTATTCGCTATTTGATTTTGTCTGACATTATTTAATTCCTGTTGTTCGTCCGGCCAGGAAAGAGCCGGAGGAGACGGCCTATATCCACGGGGGTTTTCAACTGGAACTGGATCTGGAACCAAATCTGGCGCTCTTAATTGCTCATTGGGGAAATCTAAATAATCCTTTCCTACATATAAACCTGTCCATTCTAATGAATCTCCTCTCCATTCCATTTGAGGGATTAAATCCTTTCTCATATGAACAAAACCACTTCTATCACAAAATCCAATAGGTTGTGGATGATTCATATCAACATTGACATGTTTACCTTTTGATCTTTTATTCATATATCATAATATCCTTGTAATCTACCATGGATTTTAATAGGACCTCTATCTCTGTCCTCAGAAGCAAATTCTTTAAAAGATTGTTCAGACTCAGATTTTAGTACTTGTAATTTATTCATATCAATATCTGGCTTCTTTAATGCCAATAAAAATGCTAATCTCGAAACCAAAGTTTCTAAAGCTCGTGCAGGAATAGGTGGAATGTTCGTTAAGTTCCCAATATCCTGCATTTGTTCTATATAAGAAAAGAATAAATTGTTATATTGTGAATTGGGAACCTGATATAAATATATCATTGGTACAATATGACGCTCTACATAGAAAAGACTGGGCTTTCCAGGATTGTTCTTATTGGGATATTTTACATATTCATTTCTAGAAACTCTTTGTAAAAGCGTATCATTTATACCACTATTAAAATAAAGTTCTTGAATATTTAACGTTGCGCCACCCGTTTCAGAAACCCTAAAATAAGTCCCCGCAACAGGAGTTGGAATAGTAAACCATTGTATAACACCAACCTGATAAGATTGAATAGGAACCGATAAAACTGAATACCAATTTATGTTGTCATTAGAATATTGAAATACTAATGTATAATTCAAAGTGGTATTTGATTGAACACCTACCATGTAAATCGTATTTTGAATAGTACCCCAATTATAACTAATATTTCCATTAGGAGCCGTTTGAGTACAAGCAGTAGTCGGATCTCCATCAAACGCATTATTCGCAACCCCCCCAGCACTAGATGCCGCTGTACCATTTAAGTTCCGATAAGATTCCCTTACCGTTGCTTCTAATATATCAGTTGCATAACTTGGTAAAGGATATGAAATTTGATTTGGAATAAGCGCCATCATTGCGAACTTAATCGTCCATAAATTAGGGCCTTTATTTATCCAATGTTGTAAAGTGAAATTAAGAGAAACTTGAGCTTCGTAAGTAAGAAGAGGATTTACTTCTTCTTTTTTAACGCCAATACGTGAATACGCTTCATGAATAATGAAGTCATTCTGAGGAGAATTGAAAATATATTTTCCAGATGTGGACATATATTCATCCTATCGAGTTCCATGATATCGTGGTAAATGTTTTAAGGTTTCTGCTAAATTAGCTCTTTTTCGTAAAAGAGGATTTTTAGAATGAATTGCCTTTTCTAATTTAAATTCTGGAATAGTTTCACCTTTTTTAACCTTCAATGATTTTCTAAGAGCCCCCGGATGTTTAATGGCATTTTGAATAAAATCTTTTCTGGCTCTACTCATTATTCAATTCCTTGTTGTAAAAAGGTTGCTACTAATGAACCTGTTGTTGCAGCCGTTATAATGATATTAGAATAATTAGTAGGTGGCGTATAATTACCTAATTGATTCGTTGTTGCACCCGTCATAGCAGCGATAGGAGTAAAAACGGTTGGTGTTAATATTGTTTGAATTTCATCTAATGTAGTTTGAAATGAATAAGTAATATTCGCATTAGAAACAGCAACCTGAATAGATAAATTATGAACCATTCTAAACGTACTTTCTTTTAACCATTGCGTTTGACCTGTTGCACCACTTCCTACAGAAACATTAGTGGCAACTGCACCACTAACAGATACTTGAGTCACTTTATTAAATAATTGAGTAGTAGTCACAGTACTATTATTAGGTCCCGCAATAGTTTGACTTACTATAGAACCTTGATAAATTCCCGTAACTGTAAAATTAACACCTGCGAGGTTACCAGTCGAAGTGATACTCACAGTACGGGAAATCTTTGGAAAAGTTACCGAAGGAAGCGCATAGGTAGTAGATGAAGCCGCATAGGTAACAGGCCCAGAAGCAGAATCATATGGATAATGAAAAGCGCTTGCTAATGTTCCATTTATAATTAAATTACCAGCAGCACCAATAGTTTGAAGAGCACAAATCGCCGCCTTATCTAAAGCTGGCCATGTATAAACTGTTGGAGCGCTCATTCTTTATTTTCTTTTTCCTGAATAGATTGCATTATTTTTACAACATCACTATAAGCTTGATTAGCCCCATTTAATATATGTTGATTAGCAATGGCAGTTTCTTTTTCTTTTGATAGCTTTTCTATAGAATCATTTGTACTTACTAACATAGAGTTCATTCTCATATGTTGTTCGCTTACTTCTTTTATTTTTTCAGATAACATTTTTCTGAGTAATGAGAAATTATCTTCTTTTCTTGATTCAATGTCCTGTGTCATCTTATATACCCCTCTTCATTAAAAAACTATTAAGGAATAATCGATTTGGTAACCGACATTCTTTATACCGTATTAATTATTAAGTAACCGAAACAACAGAATAAGAAACATTGACTATTGCTGTACCTGTTCCTGTCGTAAAATCTTGCGTTATACAACTTAAGAAGATACCTAGATTAGCAATCGCTGTCGTTAATCCAACGGCAAGCGCTGAAGGTATAGCAGATTCAAACGTATTGGTATTATTAGCCGTCGTAATAGCCGTTGCTGGCATCGTATTTGATGATGCCAATCCCCCTCCATGAGCAGTATTAGCATATTGCAAAGAAATGGCTGCACCCGCTGCATATTGAACCAATCCCGTTCCGATAACATTGATACTCCAACTATGAACCAATATTGCAAATCCGGCTCCTGGTGATGCAATAATAGCAATTGGGGTATCATACATTGTTTTAATCTGAGCAGCCGTAATAGGTACTGCTACAGTTAAACCATTAGCAGGCACAAATGATAAATTTCCAGCTGTATCTGATACGAGTGGAGTTCCTGCAACCAGTGGTAAAGATGTGGGAAGCGTTAAAGTGAAATTTGCTGCCGCCACACCCGATTTAATAGTCGTAGTATTATTATTGGTTGCATTCTTAAGTAAAATACTTCCAACCGTTGTGCTAGGCGTTCCAAGAGTAATACTATTAAGTCCTGTAACGCTGCCGCCAGTACTCATCAAGAAATTACCACTGGTATTATTGGCATATCCTACAAATGACAAAGTCGTAGAATTAAATCCAATCATGCCATCACAGGTAGTAGTTAATGCACCAAATTGCGCAGTGGTAAGTCTTGAAGATAGGAATAAACCATCTGTTCCGTTTAATTCTAAAAGAGCATTAACAGGAATACCATTAACTTTTGTGAGAGAACCTATGCTGTCTGGAGAAAATCCAGCAACTCCAGGAGAATAAATAACTACTGAGCCAGGTTGACAACTAGGAGATAATAAGTTAATTGGCATACTATTCTCCTATTTAAGTTCCTTGTGCGCCAAGAACAGATCTAAAATTAGAAACACCAAAAGCGAATCGTCCTGAAATAGAGATGATGACATTTTGATTAGATGGATCTGAATACACATCTGTTTCATCTTCCCTACGAATCAAATACTCTAGACCGCTGCAATTGGTTCTAATAAACCAATTATTATTTTGGTTAATATATTGATTCGCAACAACACCCTTTGGAAAAAGATTATCCGTCAAAATCG